ATTGTGTCAGGGTCGGCGTGTAATCCACCCATGCAGCCCCGATGGTGTTAAGCGTCGCCGCAGTCAACACCTGCCCGCTAGTCGTCCCTGCTGTCCACTGTGTAGCCATAATGTTTCTCCTTTACCCGAGACGGTCTATATCTAGTTTGTCTGTATCCAAAATAAAACTGTGATTATCAACCCAATCACCAAAGAATAGCGACACATCAGTATTCTCTGGGGTCACGTTAATTGTTCGGCCCTTAATCACACAAGTAACGGTTTGCGCTGAAGCGCCCGAACCTGTCCAAGTAATGGTTGTTTTCTGCCATAACCCTTTTTGGATGCTTAAAAGATTACGCCAAAAACTTTCGGCCGAATCATCGGCTTCTTGTTTAACAAGTTTTGCTGAAATTGCTAACTCGACAACATTAAATTTCGGTGTGCTGTACCGGTTAGTTAACCGTTCAGCAACACTTTGAGCAAAAGTGTTATCGCTCACACCTGTATTATTAAAAGAGACTGTTCTTTGACCATATGTTAATGCGTTAGTTGAAGTGCTTGTATAAGTTGCAAATTGACCACCAACGGTAGCAACATTGATGAGAGTGTCAATATTAAAACCTTGCTGAAAATTGTTTGCGCTAAACGGCAATTTTGTGCCAGTAACAGAACCTTCAGGGGCAAATTCAAAGTCAACACTGTTGGCAGCGTTCCGAGTCGTGTCGTAGGGCATCGCATTGACTCGATATCTTGCAACCGCTCCGTAGGGTGCTTGAACTGCCTCTTCAATAATTGTCGCGTAACAAACATCGTTTGCCGTAGGAATAATGTTGATTTGCCAGCCGTCAGCATAAACAGAACTTCCCGTAGGATTTGAAATATTGTCAAAAGTGGTTGAACTGTTGACATAATCAACAAGCCCAACAGAGTTAGGTTTGCCGAGTAAAGGATAAATTGAAGTGTCGGCAAGGGTCGTTTTAATGTTGGTACTTAACCAAGTGATATAAGGTCTCGAAATTCCACTAACACCTTTGAGGTCTTGTAACGGACTTTTGCCGCCAACGGTTAAACCATCCTGTGCGGTCAATGTGACAGTAGAAAAAATGCCGTTATCTTGCAACTCAAAATTGGTAATGATGCCATCAAAAACGTCTGTTGAAGTGGCACCTGCGCCGACGTCAGTTAGCGCGTTAATAAAGACGCCTTGTGCGAACCAGTCGGTGCTTGAGTATGTGCCACCGCCACCGGGTGTTAAAGCCCCGTCTTTGTTTAACAGAGTGATTCGACACACTCCACGGCCCATTACGTTTACATCAACAGACTGTCTAATATTCATTGACATAACACGAGAAGTAAAATCAGTCGGAGCGGCAACGGTACCGATGTCTACTTTCCAAGTCGTGTTGATTGCCATTACATCAACGCCTGATCTGTGAAGTAGTGGTCATTGGGATTGAGCCATTGTCACGAACCCAAGTCTGTAAGGCTCTGACGATGCTGTTGGGGTCGCCACCGTTGACATTGACCGTAATGTTGGCACCGCCACCCATCGCGTGGTTCGGCGTGATGTTTCCAGACGACGACGGCGTAAACAACTCAGGCCCGCGCTCACCCACAATGTAGGAACCGCCCGGTGCGACTGGACCTCCGAGGGCTCTCCTACCCGGAACAATGCCGACACCAAAACCGAGGTCAATACTGTAACCATCTTTAATACCTTTGAGGTACCCAGCAGCCGCTATCAAATCGCCACTGTCAACAAAGATCTTGAGTTTGTTTTGCTCACCAAATGTGAGGTCCAAGTCTGTCGCAAGAATTGCTAAACGGTCAATGGCGTCTTTCTGTGCGGCGTTAAAATTACGAACCTGTTCAGCAGTTCCACCAAACGCCTCAACGCCTGCAATAAAAACTTTGTCCAATGATTCCTCAAGAAGGTCAAACGCTTCTCGAATGTCAAGGGTGCCAAGTAACGTTTGCCAGTCGGTAGTTAATGTAGTGACAACCTCTTCTTGTTCGTCAAGTGCCTCATTAATACCTTCAATGGCATCAATTCGACTTCGGTAATAACTGGTGTACTTGTCCATTTCGGCATTAACGCCAGCGATTTTTTCTTCAAGCAACCCTGATCGACCGTCACCACGAGCAAAAAACCCACCTGTAGAAAGATGCAACAAAGGATCAGGAATAAGGCCCACTGTGTCACTAATTTTTTCAGCAATTTCTAAAATATCAACTAAAATTGGAACAAGAAATTTGCCAACCTCTAAAGTAACAGCCTCAAATTTGTCTTTAAGATCGTCAACTGCGTCGCGGTAATCCTTAGCGTTTCTTAAATCTTTTTCGCTAATAACCTTTGAACCCGAAACACTGTCAAGAGACTTTCGGAGATCGTCCGCGCCACCTTCAATAAGTTCGGCCATCCCTTGCCAGCCCTTGCCGAGAAGTTGCGCCGCGACCCTTGCTTTTTCGGCTGGGTCTTTAATGTCCTTGATTCGTTGAATCGTGTTAAGAAATGTTTCGTTGACGTCTAACGAACCGTCGTTAAGATACACAAGGTCTACGCCAAGGTTTCGCACTTTGTCCGGGTCAGCACCGATTGTTTTGTTGAGTCGTCCGATAGCGCCCTCGAGGGCATCAACTGGGACTCCAATGTCCCCAGCGGCTTCTATGTAACGTGACGCGTCCTCAACGGCAAGACCTGTAGCGTCACCAAATTTTCCTGCCGCTAATGCGAGGTCTTGGAACTGTCCAATTGCTTCAATAGCAAACTTACCGATTGCGGCACCAGCGGCGACTGCAAATGTTGCGGCGTTGGCTTTGACTGCGTCTAAAGCGACTTTGGAGCCAGCCTTAAACTTGCCCATTCCACCCTCGGCGTCAGCGACGGCAGTCTTAAAATTACCGAAAGCGGCTTTAGCGGCTTTAATACCTGAGTCTGAGAATTCGGTAAGAATCGGAATGTTAATTGCCATTAGCGGTTCACCTTCATCAATTCTTTGTTCGCTTCAAAGATTACCTCTTTGATAACAGGCTCTAAGGCTTTTTGGAAGTTTGGGATCGCTTTTTCGCCACCAGCCCAAACCATGCGCGACGGACCGCGACCAATCTTTTGCGTAAGTAATCCCGAAAAGTTTGGGCGACTACGCGGACCGCCACGACCTCCACCGCCACTTTTGCCAGCCATGTCAGCGATCGCGAGAGCCGCGCCTTTTGTTCCGACGGTAATTGTTCCAATGGTTTCATATTGTGCGCCTTTGACAATGTTTCGTTTACGGGCTTTTCGCGTGTTCGTTTTGACGACGACGTTCTTTGTCTGACCGTTTTTCCACCCGGTACGCCACTGGCCGTCCATGCCTCGAGTTGGCGACGACGACGGAACCAAAGGTGTGATCGCGTCAACAACGACCTTGCCTAGTTCACGGATCTGTTTACCGTAAGCCTTGCGAAGTTTGGGATTTATGGAATTGATTGTACGCAAAGCCTCTTTGAGGCCAGTCGGTTCAATCTTAATTCCCAGACTCATCGCTTGTGTTTCGCTTTCTCGTTTTCCTCAACAAGCAAACGAACCATCTCATCCACAACCGACGCTGGACACTCCATCAAATCCAATGGGCTGATGCCTGTCCTTAGTGCCAGTTGCGCTATGAGGTTGACTGCGCGTCCTGCTTTGGTTTCTCTTTTGGGACAAACGTAATGTCCCCTACTTTTTCAACCCACTTAGGGAACAGTTCAACGATTACGCCACTTGAGCGGACCGCGTCCCATGCCAACCAAGCCAAAGCCTTAAATTTCATGTTTTCTAGAAACTGCCCGACGGAGAGTTGGGGATGGTGGTCCTCCCAGCGACACGCCACACCGTAAGTGATGGGTGCCTCGTGTGTTTCTCCGTCGAGCATTTCTACTCGTAACGTCATACCAATCATGTCGGGGTCCTTTGTTTGTGTTGGTTAGATCAGGCGACGGCGCGGACCCAAGTGCCACCAGTGCCCGTAACGGTCATGGTGTCAAGGGAGCCGACAGTGCTTGAGATCGGCATGAACGACGAGATCATCATGTTGGTGATCGTATAGATCGGATTCCCGGGTGCCGCTACGCCAGAGTCAGGCGCGACGATGACTGTGGTGTCACCGTCGCCGACAACATCTGACAAATACTTTTCAACTGAGGTTGCGCCGTATTCGAGCAAGATTGTTGCTGAGACACTTACGCTTTGGAGGCCCGCTACGAACTTGTGGCCTGTAGCACCCATGACGGTGGCTTCAAGGCTGTCAAAGCCTGCTTCAAGCGTGATTGAGGAGCAGTTCAAACTGATGTTGTTGGCTCCAATGGTGATTTGTCCAGAGCCTTGGTAAACGATTGCCATGATGTTTTTCCTTTGTTAGTTAGCGTGTCGCTGTGAGTTTGATTGTGAGGTCGTAACAGGGGAGGTCTTGCGACCCGATCGTTGCGATGGATGGTTGTCCATTGACGACTGCAATGTTTGAGCCGAGGATGGTGTCCACGACGCCAAGGATGTAGTCGGTTGAGTCTTGGTTGCCGGGTGGCGCTCCAAGGATTCGAATAGTGATTGTGACGTCACTGACTTTGGATGTTGGGTTTGCACCAAACGACTCAAACGACGGCAACTCAATGAACACTGTGAGCGGTCGTGCGTTGCGTGGATCGGTGACAGGTTTGAGTCCGAGAGCCGTGAGCGATGCTGAGACTGCGTTGATCGCGTCTGTGAAAATGCCAGCCATGTTATGCGCACTGCGATCTCTTAACGCCAAGCAACTGGTTGACTCGACCCAATGTCATTAGCGGTGGTCCGCTCATGTCACCAAACGACGCGTAACTGTCTCCAGTGGTTCCGCGTTCACGGTAGAGACCTGCGGCGTAAAGCGTGGTTCCCAATAGCACTGAGCCATCAGGGACAGTCGTGAGACTGTCGTGGTAACCAGCCTGCACGCGACGCCTAAAACACCAAGCGTTAGCGGCCGCAACACAAGTCGTGAGGTAAGCGGTGTCATTTGCCGTTGCGCTGGAAATTCCCAAGAATTCCTGAGTATTTCCGACGGTTGTCCAACTGCACGTTTGGGTCCAAGTTACGGTTCCAGTTGCTGAAGCGCGCGGATAGTTATCGAAGTTTGATTTGACAAGTAGTTGATTCGTGATGGTGACTTCATAATCAAAAATGAAATCACCTTCAACACTGACACCAACAAACCCAAAAGTAGGGACAGCCTGAACGATGTAAGTCGCATCAAAATTGTTTCCTACTC